ATGCTAAGAGTCAGATCACCTGTAGTGCCACCACCCGTTAAGCCTGTGCCAGAATAAACAGCGGTAATGTCACCCGCTATTGTAGAGTGTAATATAAACTTACGTATCTCAATAGCTGCATTTAACGGTGGTGCCTCAGAAAACGTAACTACCAAACCGTTTAACGTGTAGGAACTGATCGCCTGTAGGAGTCCGTCTACGGTTACTTGCAGCAATCTAGCTGTATTTGGCGCTCCATTTAATGTAAACGCTGTTGTAGTGCCGTCACCTGTAAACGTGTCTTCAGCAAGGATAACGCTACTGCCACCGTCAACGTCCGCTTTAGTTGACATTGCAGTTGCAATATTATTCAACTCTGTGTCAATCTCTGTGCCTTTAACAATCTTAGCAACGTCACCTGAAGGCAGGCTATCCTTAGCTGCAAAGTTTGTTAGCTTTGTATAGTTACTCATTAAATTAATCTACCTAAAAGTGCTTCAGTGTTTAACTCTTGTATTGACAAGGAGTCTCCATCAATTGTTGCTTCAATACCTATCGTAGCGACTTTACCTGAACCTGTAGCTTTTATAGTGGTAATATCAATTACATTGACTATACCGTATTGAGAAGTAGCTACATTATATTCAGAAATACCATAGTTAGCTTGTTGATTCTTTGCTATAGTAAACGGCTGTGTGCTATAGTCTTCTTTATAGTCGTAACCCCACTTACCAACTACTTGGCTAAATGACCCGCCTATGACCGTAAAAGATATTTCCTTTAACATTTTAATCCTTGAAGGATCACCAAAAGACATAGGGTTTGTAAAATACTTCATTGTGTATGGAGCATCATTATCAAGAAAATCAGAATACTGGTTAATACCTTCTAAGTTGCCAAAGTAAAGCGAGCCAGCATCAGTTCTAACACCGCACAATAAAGAAACATTCTCCCATGTAGTAGCTCTGTAACTACCATCCTCTAATGGGACTCTTGTGTCAAACACATAAACTTGTGATGACTGTGGCAGCAACAGTAAGTAAAAAGAATTGTCAGGACTATAAACAGACTTAATGACACTTGTTATTTCTGAGCTTACTGCCGCCATTAAGCTGTCTCTAACATTCCTAGACACGTTGCCAATAGGGTTAGATTTTTCTTGGATAACTCTGCCTAAACTTCTCAACCCAGAGTCAGACAAGAAGATCAAGTCTGTTCCTATGGATTGTATACTGTCTCTAGCAATACAACCAATACCAGTAATAATGTCTGCCAAAGTCATGGTAGAAGGAGACGAAGCACCGTTGTATATTAAGATACTACGCTTACCAAAGATAACTAAGAAGTTGTTGAATTCTTCTAAAGCTACAATCTCGTCATAACCTGTAGGCCATACAGTAGTTATATCCAGTGAGCCTGATGACCCACCATTAAAATCATTACCGTCTAATAAGTCAGACCAGTAGACTGTGTAGGAGTTATCTACTACATCTGCTGCCCAAAGTCTACCAAAGGAAGCCAATACTTCATTAGCTTCTGGTGAATCTCCAGACACGTATGTTAAAATAGTGCTACCTGCCTCGCTCTTGAGTGCTGGATGGCCTTTCTGAAAAAAGTAAACATTGTTATTGAGACTTACAATCTTCCAGTTGTTTGCTGTGATAGTATAACCAACAGGAAGTAGCACTTCAGATATTATGATTGTTCCTGTAAATATCTTATTGTTACCAGCAGAGAATACAGTTTTATTTCCTTCTCTATCACAGAACTCAAATACAGCCTCAATGCCAGCACTAGACCCCAAGGGCGTAACAGAGCTAGTGAGATTCTTTATACCTTTACGTGCTGCAATACGTCCAAACTTGTCAATAACAGCATTCTCAGCTACAGAGGCAAAAGCAGGGTCTTGAGTTACAGGAGAGTCTTGTGTGTTAAGTCCCTTGAACCCCGGAGCGCCAATATAAATGTTCTGTCTTTGTTGAGCCATTAGGGAGTAGTCCAGATAAACTCTTCAGGATTCTTATAGGCATCTAAAGCAATAGCATCAGATAAGTGCCTGTCTGCAATCAGGAAGTAATCCTGCGCTGTAGTGCCGCCGGTTTCACCACGCTCTCTAGCTAACAAAGCTACAGCGTTGTGTACAATAGCGTTCTTAGGTAGAACTGTAGTGTCTGTATTAGCGGACAGTTCATCTTCTCTAGCAATTAAGTCAAAGCGTAAGTTAAATACACCTGATGGCTTAGGGTAAACTTTTACTTTAGTGTCACTGTTGCCGTCAATACCACTAAAGGTATATGAGTCAGGACTACCAGTTACTTCACCAGAGATGTAATAAGCATTGTTAAACCAGTTAGGTGACTCATAACGCATAAAAAAATTAGATGTGTCGTTAATTACACTATATATTCTAACACGTTCTCCAGCGTTTGTCAAGCTATATTCTGTAGTATCTGCTACAGTAGGAACTACAATAGTTGTGCGTAGTGTAGACCACTGGTGTGAGTCTTCTACAATCTGCTTTGCGTCGTTAACAAAGTCACCTACCATCTTGCTGTAAGTGTTCTCTGCTACGCTAGTTACTTCATCCTCTCGTAGCCTACGTAGTACCTCGTTGACTATGTTCAAATATGTGGTACTCATATAAATCCTCTAAATAAACCTTGTAATACTGAAGAAGGTTGATAGTCTTCGTACTGGCGGGCCAACTTTAGTAATTCCGGCGCTTGGTATGTTCCCTTAAACTTGTAATCTTCAAAGACTTGTGGTGTATAAGCTCCAGAGCCGACCCCATCTCCTGCACCATCTCCAGAGCCAGAGCCAGTACCAGTTCCAGTTCCAGTTCCAGTTCCAGTTCCTGCTCCAGTACCGTCACCAGTACCAGTGCCTTCGCCGGTACCTCCTTCTCCTCCACCGTCTATTTCAGTACCGGAAGCATCAGTACCTTCTTGACCTTCTCCTGAAGGCTCTGTGCTGTCTTCTTGTCCACTTACCTGGCCCCCTGCCGGTGCTGTAGCTCCTCCTCCTGTAGTAGTAACAGAAGACGTAGGGGCTGTAGCTGCGGAAGCCATTAGTCCTGCAATAGGAAGCACCGCTGTTCCTGTAAACGCACCTGAAGACAGAGTGCTAGGAGGAGCAATAGCAGGAGTAAAAGAAGGCATTGTCATTGCTGGAGCAGATGTAGGTGCAAAAGTGCTTGTCATGGCAGGAGCAGTAACGTCTGTAGCCGGTGCGCCTCCTCCACCACCGCCTGCTTGTATTTCAGCTAAAGATAATCTAGGATCTCTAAGATTACTTACGTCTACATTTACAGTGGTAGAAGTAGGACGATCAAAAGGAACAACAGTAGTTTCTGTGCCTCCAAATATATCAGGAGCAAAAGAAGTTCCTGTTAGAGCTGATGATTCTAAAGTTAAGTCTGCTCTAAGTCCGGGATCTTTTTGAAAAAAACCTACTGCCCTGCTGTAATCAGAAGGATCAATCCCTAATATATTAGAACCTACTGAGTCTCCGGCATTTTGTAGATATTCATAAATGTCTAAATTAGACATGTTATTAAACTGATCTAACCCTACATTCTCAATAATTTTATCTAAAACTTCATACGTAGGAGTTAAGTCATCTATTATCTCAGAAACTTCACCACCAGAAGTAAAGTCTATAGCTTCTCCTATTTTATTTTCTATAGAATCTACAACATCGTCAGGAAGATTTACATCTATTTCTTCAGCTACTGTAGTTCCTTCAGAACGTTTCTGAGCTACTGTGTCTCCTATGTATGACATACCAGCGGCTATTAAACCTGCTGCTAAAGGATCTCCACCTGTTGCTTCTGCAATGGCAGCAGAACTAAGTCCTCTAGCTCCAGCAGTGCCAAGAGTACCTAAGTCTGCCCCGGTAATAATAGGATCTACAAAGCCGCCTAAGCCCCCTGTAAGAGCTGCTGTTAAAGGATCTCCGCCTGTAAGAGCCGCTGTGCCAGCGCCTGTTAAAGCGCCTGTAAGCGCACTTCCTGCTGCTCCAGAAACACCTGACGTTAAACCTCCTGCTATCGGCCCTAATGCAGCGGCTACTGCTAAAGAAGGCGCTATTTTAATAAGAGACTCTACTACGGTTGGATCTTTTACTTCTAGTGTTCTAATCTCACCAAAAGTAAAGGGGTCATACAGATATGTAGAGCCATCGTCAGTTTGTCTTATAGGAGTTACGTCATACTTAGCATACAGAGACTGTAACATAGGATCACGTTTGTAAGCCTCTATTAAAGCATCTTCGTAACTTAAACCTTCTACTGTCTGTAGATAAGGCAGTTGCTCAGACAATATAGGCTCAACAAAAGAATGAAACTCTGCTAAACGATCTTTAGATGTTCCTGAGTGTGACTGAAGATTGCCTCCAAAGTCTCCTAAGTTTTGTTCAGAAGGTGTTATCTCATACCCATAGTAATCACTAAGGGTAGAAGCAATATCAGAGGTGTTCTGTAAACTTGTAAAAGCAGCGGAAGTAGCCTCCTGTGTAGCAGGGGCTGTAAAGTTTTGTAAATACTGAGGAGCGTTTGTTTGAGAAAAGTATGCGTTTCTGTCTACTTGTATTTTATCTGAAGGCTGTCCTCCTCCAAACATACCGCCTTCACCGCCCACAACATCATATGCTGAAAAAACACCAGCACTGCCGCCTAGAGTATTTCTAAAAATATCGTCGTAGTAATCCCCTACTAAATCAACATCGTCAATATCAGAATAATCAGCGCCCTCAAACAAGGCGTCCTGATAAAGATCTATTGCATTTTTTAAGTTAGAAGTTTCAGACATCAGTTACTTGCCCCAGTTAGACATAGTTTTAATGCCAAAGCTGGCAGCAATAGCGCCGCCTAAGAATGCTTTGTAATAGTCAGGCATAGTAGACAATACGGCAAACCCCTGTTGTACATAGGGAACCATATCAGGGATGAAGGCTCCAATTAAAGGTAAACTCAATATAATAGCAAACCATTCGTCTTTCCAAGAAGACTGTGAAGCTACTGCTTGTTGAGTTTCCCAATCAGCGTCAGCGTTAATCTTACGCATTTTAGAATCATGAACAGCTTGTTTTTCAGCAGCTTTATTTTTAAGAAAAGTACCAGCTAAGTTAGCTATAGGGCCAATTATTGCTTGCCACATAATGCACCGTCCTTAAAGATAAAGCTAAGGGGCCGCCGTAGCAACCCCCAGCTAAATGATTGTTACTTAGGAACAACCAAAGTTACACCTGACTCAGGACGCAGTACGTTGCAGCCGTACAGAGTATCTGAAGTAAACAGGTTAGCCAAGAACTCTTGCTTGTACTGAGTCTGAGAGCGAACGCCCAGTTGTTCAGCCATTACAATTGCATCCTTCTGGATCAGCAAAGCGCCCAGAGAGTCTACAGAAGAAGCAGAGTTATCACCAGCAGCTTCAACAACAGGGCAGTTGGTGCTAACAAATACGTCAATGCCGTACAGTTGACCAATCTGACCATTGGTGACTTGACCGTTGTTTACGAAGTCAGAACTTACGTAACGATCAATACCCATGATGGTGTTGCGAACTGAAGGAGGAATGATGAAGCAACGGTTTTCCATTGGTACATCAGCATCGTCCAGCTTCTG